TGAATACCTTACTAGGCGCGTATTGCTCAATAAGCATATGAATAAGTCCAGCGGTTTCCATGAGCGATTTCTTAACATACGATTTCAACCCAAACGCGCAACGCCCTTGTCTAAATATAATGCTTGTGCGGTCATCGCCGTACCTCGCTGGATCGCAAGCCAACAAGAGAGGGCCGTATCGGTCTGCGTGAAAATGGCGAGCAGAGTTAACGATGTTTGCGTCAATGTAACTATCTTCGCCCGTAAGCACGAATGCTTCGGTTGCGTTACATGGGTATTCTTGTCTAAATGCTTTTTCACCATCAACACCGTTTACGCTTAACTCTATTATTTTCTTTCTGCGCCATTGTAATTGATTGTCAGATAAATTGTATTGCGTTTTAAGCGTTTCCTCATCAGATGTGCAAATAAAGTTTATGTCTGTGGGTTCTGCGTATTCATCTTGCCAGTACCACGGCACAAATATAGCTATAAAATCAGATAAGCCAGCTTCAGCGGCTTGCCACGCTTGGTGAAAGTAATTACCAACTCCGTTAGCTGTGGATTCCATAATAATTTCCGTGTTGGCAGCATTAGGTACAGCCTGCATAATTCCGGTAGCATGCTCGGCGGCATTGTTCCAAAATGCGACTTCACTGCCGTGTAAGAGCTGTATAGTAGCAGAGCGCCCGACATTCTTATTTTCAGCAGTACCAAGTTTATAACCAGAATCCAACAAACCGAAAACGAGTTCTTTTGCATTTGATGTGCTCACTTGAGGTTTAACTTCAACGGGAGTGTGCTCGTAGAAACGCTTAGCCATTTTATACAAATTGCTTGTTGCTTCTAGTGCGTGTGTTAGAATGAATGCCTGCGTGCCTCTATTCCATGTAACCTTGTGATAAAAGCGACCACCGACATATGTGCTACATCCTTGCTGCCTGCCTTTTAATATTAACGCCCGAACCTTGCCAGTTCGACCGCGTTGTAGCTCTAACTGATTATGAATATATTGCTGTGCTTTGTTAAGTAGTAGCGGCTGTATCTCGCCAGACTTCGTGCGTATTTTCAAACAGCGTGACGCATAATGCACAAAGTTATCTTTAAGCTTTTGCTTTATCTCTAATCGCTCGTTATTTACCTTTGTCATAGAGCACGTGTATAACTTGATGTTTAAGGATTGCTAACAACTCTGCCCACATAGCTTGACGCTCTTCGGGTATGTCATCTTCATCTTGAAAATAGCTAATTAGCAGTTGCATATGATGTAGCGTTTGATCGAGTGCGCTGTTATACGCTTTGCGCTCAATCTCTTCGATTTGCTCGTAGGTGTAATGCTCGTCAGGTTGTTCGCATGTCATTAAAATTGTACTCTATAGAAGTTATAAGCACTTCCATTTTGCCGTTGTATTGGTTAACTATTTCCCTTATTGTCCAAATAGGATGTATGCTTTTGTCCTCAACTTCCACATGTATTCTTGATTTTGCGTTACATGTTTGCAATAGCTGAATTAATTGTTCCACCGTCATTTTAAATGCGCCAGGTCTGCTTCGTGTACGTTTAGATTCATTTCGGTCTTAACTTCTTTTTTATCGCCGAATTGTTTAGGCGCGAGTTTTGACAAGTGCCATTGTGTTACACGAAACTGATGATTTGCTAACGCTATTTCTTCGGTTACTGCGGGGCAAGTATAAGCTTCAGATAATATCTTTTCAGATAAAATTAAACCTTGAAGTTCTTTAGCTTCCAAATAATCCCGGCGAAACTGTTCATGTCGCGCTATCCATCTAAACGCTGTAGTTTCTTCGGGAAAATCATCAGAGGATTTGCAGATAGCTTCCATCGACAAAGCAGTAGAAGCGACAAGTTCACAAATACGTTTTGCAAGTTCCGGCGTATAATCTGTCGGTCTTCCGCCTGGATGTGCCATTATTACCTCGGATTACTCTTTGCGCTTTTCTTACTAACCTTTGGCTCTTTAGTAGCTTTAGGCTTACTTACTTCCGTCATCTTATTCGCGCGCTTGTTACTATTACTACGCAACGCTGAAACTTTAGGCCCATCGGGCTTTTTGTCTTTTTGAAAACTCATAACACAAACCCACCTTTACTATGCGGTACATACAATTTACGCTTTACAACATCCTGACAAAAATCATCAATCATTCCCACTTGCGCTTGCATCAAATCAACCTTACGCGGTTTAATCTCAGACTTTAATTTATAAATCTCTAACTCGCGCACAAAATCACTGTTTGGATCAAATATGCTTTTAGGCTTACCCAAAACTATTTTATTAATACTCATCGCGCAACACTCTCTAACTCGGCCTTTGCTTTCTGCTCACGCTCGTACCTTGCGTAATCTGGATCAAAAGCTGCCATGTTGTCTTGCATATCTTTTAAATTAACTTTACGCGGCGCAACAGGTTTTGATTGCGCATACAGCAATCTAATAGTATTACGATGCTCTAACGGTAATAACTCACCAACTATTTGATCAACACCTCGACCATCTTTGCCAATTATAAAAAGCTCGTTATTGCGCATATACTTTTTCTTCCAATCTTGCAAAGGCATTTTAGGCTCATCAAGTAACGCCGTCATTAACGCATCACTGTAGCCTGCAAATATAGGTGCAGGTACAACAGATTCTGTAATATTCTCTACCGCGCCAATTGGCTTTCTGCGACTGCGTGAGCGTTTATTCTTATTATTAATAGCGGCTGCCACTTCGTTAGTTGCAGCATTCGCCATTTCGACAATAACAGAATTAGGTACATCCATTTCTTTGAGCACTTGGCTAAACGGCACAGTCTCAACCTTGCTTTCGATCTCAACAGGCGTGAGCGTAATAAGCTCTGGCGCGTCAACTTCACCAGTGCCACTGCATGCCCTGCAATCACGTGTAATACCACCCATTCCAGAGACTTTCTTTTGGCCTCTGCAAACATTACAACGAACTTTAGCCATGTAAAACCCTTACGTGTATCTGCATATAAATATACACGATGTACAAAAAATAACAAATATTTGCAAATTAATTACACAAAAGAGTTGACATAAGTCTATTCTATGTTATTATATGTTCATAACGACAACTAACGAGAGAACAATAAAATGACAAACACACTAAAACAAGCATTAGATGCATATACAACAAATAATCATAACGGTTACAGCAACTACGAAACTTGGAATGTAAGCGTGTGGCTATTAAACGATGAAATTTTATATAAGCTTGCTCAACTTTGTAATAGCTATGAACAATTCTTAAATCTGTTTCAAGCTAAAAAACCTGATTCCGTGTTTTACACGCGAGATTTTGTAAGACTTGACGATCCACGTATTAATATTGATGAAGTAAACCAAGCTGTATGGGGGCAATAAAATGAGAACAACAATCAAAACCTTAGAAATGCTCGTAACGATGATCAACAAAATGACAAAAAGTCCGCTTACGCCATATACACGTAACGGACAAAATTTTAAATCTAATCCAGGCTGTTACACACTAAGCCAACAATACGGCGGCGTTGGATTAGAGCGTATATGCAATGAAGGCGGGGGCGTGCATGTGATATTTCATACAACCACTAAACGCGAGCTAGAAGCACAATTGCGCGCTTTTATCAGCGGGTTAGCCGTAGAAAGATGTAGCGAGGTGGCATAATGAATATAAACCCAGAATTATTAAGCGATCGCCCTACGCATTTGCTTAATGGCGTAAAAGTAAAAGTATTTACATCTACTCCTTATTATGAAAAATGTTGGCCAACTATAAATGACGTTACCATAGAATTTATGGAAGGCGAGCACAAAGGCAAGTGGTCAACAGTAAACATCAATAAATTAGAGGTAATAAAATGAGCATAATGTATATAGAAGAATTAGGCCGTGAAATCGACACAGATTTTGTAGACTCAAAACAAATACAAGAAATGATCGAGCAAGAAAAAGAAGAACGTGCATATGCAAACGCTATACAACAACGCGAACTTGAACGCGAGAAACGCGAAACCATGCGCTTTACAGAAAGAGACTATTACAGCGGACATAGGTATTATTAAATGACAAACGAACTAGAAATAACTGACACTTTTTTAACAGAAACGAAACCATTACTCAGGTATGCAGAACAAATGC